GGGATAAGGCTATCCTTACCCTTGTTGTCAACGAACGGCGATCTAGCCCAGTCTAGAGTAGTCGGGGATCAGAACCACCCAACAGCGATGCTGATGGTAGTGTGCTGACAACCCTAAACCTAATCATGGTAACATATGTCACCGAAAATTAGTAAACCTTCCAAATGGAAGGTTACAGGTCGAAAGGTCAAATCCACCAAGCGCGTACCTCCACATACAATGTGGGAGTACAAACCTAAGTTGCAGAATGAAGCAGCAGTGCTTCACTCAATACTTAGTGTCTATGATATATCTTATTATAAAATAATCATAGATGATGTACGAGGTCTGATCACTCAATTAGTGCAGAACCATGGTTTTAAAGATGGTTCTACACGGTATAAAACTATTAAGGATTATACCGTATCACTAATTGAAGGTCGAAACCCAGAAAACCCCGGGTGGTTAGCCACCTCAAAGGTTTATAGAGTTCCTTCCGCATTGGGTAAAAACTTTACCCAACTTGTAGCTGATTATATGATGGAAAAAGATATCTCAAAAAGATTTCAATACTATCAAGTAATCAATACCATACTAAATATTATTCGTATGGTAGAAGGCCTTGTAGATGCTGATTTACAATCAGTTACTGACAAAGCCAAGCCAATTGATCAAGATCTTCTTGATGAATTCACTGATTACATCAATGAATCATTGGATAATATTAAACCAATTGATAGTACTATCAATTTATTTAATATCCGTTTTAATTTAAAAAAGAACGGACCAAATGGAAAACCAAAGATTGAGTCTTCCATTCAAGAAGCACACGCGTTGTTAAATAGTAAACTCGCACGTCCTTTCAGAGTAGTCTGTGAGGAACTTAATTGCGAATATCTATATGAGTATTTGACGGTAATCACTAAAGAATTTAGTGATGAACCTGAAGACTCTAAACTACAACCGGAAACAATACCGAGTACAAAACTTAGAGTATTGGCAAGCATACCTGACCGTGGTTTTAAAACCAGGTTGGTAGCAATCGTTGATTTCTGGACACAGCTCATACTAGAACCTTTTAGGTCGTATGTACAATCTGTAATAGAAATAAAGTTCGATAAAACGGACTTCAGGAAAGATCAAGACCTGGGAGTATCCCAGATGGTCAAATTCCAGAAACGATGCTTGTCTAAAGAAATCATAGAAGATAATGGTAAAACCATCACTCTAGATGCAAAACATCTTAAGTGCTATGATATCTCATCTTGGACTGATAAGTTTCACCGTGATCTCCAAAAGATCGTGGTTAAGAAACTTTTCGGTGCAAGATATGCAGAAGCATGGGCACAACTAGTTGTGCACTGCGACTGGTACTATCCAAAACTTGACTGTACTGTAAAGTACGGACAAGGACAAGGAATGGGTACTAACGGTAGTTTTGATATTGCTACACTTACCGATCATCTATATATAAATTTTATTATAGATAGAAAAACTAGTTTGAAGGGAGTATTCCCCTCTAACGAGTGTTATGGTAAAGTGGGTGATGACCTCTGGATTTATGACCCAGAAGATCAGATCCCAGTATTTTATGGAAAGATTCATCTTCCAATAAATACTAGTAAATCAAAATTTTTTTGCGGGAACAATTCCTATATGGAATT